CAATGGCTGGTACTAATCTGAACAGCGCGTTACTCGGTGCAGGCATTGCTTCTGGCGCTGCTGAAATACCGTTTTACACTGCTCGCTTGCAAGAAGCACAAGCAAGAGCTAAGATGTCTACAATGCAAGCTCAAGATTACGAGCAGCAGGCGCCTTTACGCGCTACAGAAAATGATACCAGAATGGCTGCAATGCAGGCTCAACTGTATCAAACTCAGGCTACTTTAGCTAAGCAGCAGTCATTTGATGCGTTTACCCGCTATCAAGCAGATGGTGATGCTAAACATCTCAATCAGTGGCTTGGTCAGAACCGTAACAACCCTGTTGCAGCAAGTCTAACTTCAGACATGGCTCGAATGGACAGAGTTACTCGCAGCCCTGAGAATGACAAAATTCTTCAATCTGCAGGTGTCACTGACCTTGACGGCTTTTATGACCACCCTGAAGTCAATGGCAGCTTTGTTATTGGTACTACGTCAACAGGCCACAAAGCGCTTATTGACATGAACCGCATGTACGCCGTTACTGGTTACACCCAGCAGATGACAGACCAGGGGCTTCAAAAGCTGTCTCAGACTGCTGCACTAATTAATGGCTTACGTCAAGGCGCAAATCTTCGTGGTCTGCAGGCCGACTCTGCTTTAGTTCAGCAGGTAGCATCTCTTACTGGCCAGTCTCCGTCTGATGTGTACACAATGCTTCAGCCTGACCCTAAAGCAGGGCTTGACTACATTCCACGTACTGCTTCAGGTGGCTCTGGCGGTGTTCGTCGTGGTGGCACTGCATTGGAGCGTGTAGCTCAAGGTCTTATGGAGCAGAATCCAGAAATGACTTTGCGTGATGCTTACAGCCAGGCAGTAGAGATTACTCGTGGTGCAGGCGGCGGTAGTAATGAATCTCGATTTATTGCGGACTATATGCAGCGCAATCCGCAAGCAACTCAAGAAGATGCATTAGTAGCTTATAAGACAGCTGGCAAAGACCAGCGTACAGCTGCGATGAAAAACACAGAATACGGCGAAGAAGCTAAAGTAGACCTCGACAATGCTTTTGATGGTGACTTCTTAAACGCCGACCTTAAAAACTTAGATGGTCAAAAGCGTCGTATTATTGACCAAAACGTTACTCGCCTTGAGCAAGTCGCAGGTTTGGAGTTTTCTGCAGCAGAGAAAAAATCTATTCGCGACATTACAAAGACTATTAACACAGCAAACTACGCCGCCGCGAACCTGGATGATGCACAAACAGGTCTCATGGATTCGACAGTGAACCAATTGCGTACATATGTCGATAACGGAAGTGTCAAAAGTAAGCAAGCTACATTAGCTTATAATACATTAGGCGCTTATGTTCGAGATGGTTTGTTTGGTAAACAAGTATCAGCAGCTGACCGCAAAGATATGAAAAAAGTATTTGCATCTTTAGGTCAGCAAACAGGTCCGGTGTTGGCTTCTTTGAAACAGACGCTAAGTTTAAACAGGGATACTTTAGCGTCAATTCAACAGCTAGGTGACCCTTATGTGGCTAAAGCACGCACAGGTCTGTCTTTGGAACAACTTGACAACACTATCTCTTCTCTTGACAACAGGATTGACTTGCTCGACCGCGGTTATACTAACGCTGGTGCTACTGGTGGCACCAACAGCGGCGTTAAGGTACGGGTAAACAGTTCACAGCCAGGTGGCGTCAGTGGAGCCAATCCTGTGGTACAAGGTGAACGGCCTTCGCTTGGTGATATCTTTGGAGGTTCTCAATGAAGGCCACTATCGAAGACTTAAAAGACAGCTTTAAAATTGGTTATGAGGCTTATGAAGATTCTCGTAACGAAGCTGCTGAAGTTTGGAATCTGTTTCACAACAGGCACTTTACACGTGAGCAGCTGGCTATTTTAGCTAATCGTGGCCAGCCTGCTGAAACGTTTAACGTCATTAAAATGTACTCCCGTATGATTATCGGGTATTACTCTACTGTTGTTAATACTGCAGCTGTTCGTCCTCGTTGGCCTAGAGATGCAACGCCTGCAGCTGTTATTAATGATATTGTTAATTACGTACTATCAGATAACAAGATTGATACTACAGAAGGCGATAAGATTAAACTAAGTGGGCTAATCTCTGGCATTATGGTTAGCTTTTGTGATGTTGTGCCTACTAAAGAAAAAGACCCTTTTGGTCGCACACTAAATGAAGTAAATATTACTCATGTGCCAGACTATGAAGTTGTGCTTGACCCATTAAGCACTGCAGATGATTACAGCGATGCTCGCTTTTTACATCGTTTTAAGTGGATGCCGGAAGAGACTGTAAAGAAAATGTTCGGCCAAGCTAAGCTCGACCAGTTGAATGAATATTTTAACTTTACTGAAGCACCTGAGGCAGAATTTGATTACGTCTTCAAAGACAGATTCTCAGGTCGTTACCGTGTGTTTAACAACTACTTAATCGTGCACACTGTAATTGAAGATGATGAAGGCAAACGTTGGAATTGTTTCTGGTCTGACGAAGTGCTGCTTCAAAAAGAAGAAGTTACTTTCAAAGAAGTACGCTGGCCTTATCGTGTTGAGCGAGTTCAGACTTCAGACAAATGCGAGTATTACGGTATCTTCCGTGAAGTAATTCAGTCGCAGCATGCTTTAAACCAAGCAGTACTGAAGCTGCAACTATTAGTTAACTCTCGTCGCGTGTTTGTAGAAAAGGGCGCAGTAGAGAATTTAGCTAATTTTGAAGACGCATACAACCGAGTTACTGGTGTTGTTCCAGTGCTTAAGCTTGCTGGTGTTAAATCTGATAACTTGTCACTTGACGCCCAGCAGCAGTACATGATTATTGACAAAGCACTGGAACGTATTCAAAAAGTTCTTGGTGTCAACGACAGCTTTTTAGGTATGGCTTTTGCGTCTGACTCTGGTCGTAAAGTTAAGTTGCAGCAGCAAGCAACTATTATGTCTTTGCGTTATCTTACAGCCCGCATTGAGAATTACTATGAAATGCTGGCCCTTGATATTGCTAAGTTAGCTCAGCAGTATTATAAAGCTTACCAGGTTCTTAGCATCACAGATGAAATATCTGGCCAGCGTTTTGTTGCTTTGAACGAGCCTATGATGGAAGGCACAGGTCAAATTGACCCTAATACTGGACAACAGATAATGCAGCCTATTTTGCTGCCGGAAGTAGACCCAGCTAATGGTGACTTTCTGGAAGACGAAGATGGCAATATTATGCTTGGTCCTGTCGGCACTGAAGAGACAAGCTTTGAATTTACTAAGTATCAAGTAAATATTGAATCTTCAGCTTATAACGACGATGATGAACGCAGTCAACTATTAGTAGAGACAGTTATGTCTGGCGCTGTTGGTCAGATGATGATGCAGGTTAATCCTGCTGGCTTCTTTAAAATGGCAAGTCTGAGTATAAGAAACATGAAGTCAAGATACTCGCCAGACATTGCAGAAGTACTTGACCAGACGGCTCAAATGTTAGGTCAAAATGCTCAGATGAACCAGCAAGTGGCCATGGCTAATCAAGGCGGACAGCAAGGCTTTGCAGACCAGCCTCAAAGTGAGACCATGGGAATTCCAGACCAAAGCCAGTCAGGTGGATACTAATGAACGAAGATTTGATTGAACAAGGTAACATTGATATTCACAACCGACCTGTAGCTAAAAATGCCGATGGCTCTATTAGCACTGTTCGCAGTATGTCTATTAACGAAGATGGAGCGGAAATCCTTATTCCTACTGTTCGTAAAGACGGCAAGATTATGGATGATGAAGAAGCTATAAATTATTACCATGCGTCAGGTCAACATTTAGGTAAATTTAAAACTGTTAATGCAGCTAATGCTTATGCAGAATCTTTGCATAAACAACAAGAACAAGAATATGTTAAGCCTCAAGTGCGTGATAACGGGCCAAATCAGACCGCTACAACGTCCACGTTTGAATTTAATACAGGTGCAGGCAACTTTAGTCTGGACTCAGAAGATTCTGAAATTGATGGCGTGCCAAGTCGTGTAGTCACTAACATGACTGCTAACGTAGATGAAGACGAATTGCCTAACGTTCAGCAGTATGTTAAAACAGCTGTAGGCGCTGAGCTTCAAAACGCATTAGGTGGCGGTCGTCAACAGTTAGTTACACCTATTTCAGATGAGACACAGGCTTTTGACTACAAGCGCCTTGCGCGCGAAAATGGTGCGGTGTATAGTGAAACTAATTATAATGGCCAACGTCATGCTGTAATAGCTGCTGGCGATAAACCAGCAGTAAACTTGGATGCTGACTCTTTTAAAGCGGCAGATGCATTCAGTAAAGGCTATAAGCCTGAAGAAGTAAAAAGCTTCCTAGCTGAGCAAGGCTATGATGAAGCGGAATTAAACCAAGTGTTGTCTCAGGCTAATCAAATTAATGTAGCCAGAGAAAACGGGTATGAAGATGGAGCTATTCAATCATATCTTGACAGCACTAAAACAAGAGTTACAGAGCAGCTTAAACAACCTAAGCAAGTAGAAGATGCAGCAGGCTGGGAAGCTTCTAGTCTTGGCAATGACACAGACGAATCTAATAGCTGGTATGACCGCTTGCGCGGTGCTGCTCGTAACTTAGATAAGTCTGCTGTTTCTGCAATTCTACCTAAAGCAGAAGCGGATAAGATTATTCGTAGCACGGAAGAAGTATCTGCTGAAGAACTTCTAACCAGCTTACAAGTTATTGCACCTAGTATGGTATCAATGACTACTCGAACTGCAGGTTTCTTTGGTAACCAAGAAGCCGCTGCAAAAGCTGAATCTGCGGCACAAGCAAGTCGCACTAAAATTATTGGCTTAGCGGCTAAGCGCGGTCTGAATCTGGAGTGGTCTGATGAAACGGGTACTTTTGTGGCTAGTACTCCCGATGGTGCTGTACCTGTTGACGACAGCACGTGGGATAGCATTGTTGCTCAAGGGGGAGAGCTCTCTGGGGGCGTTGCTGGTGGTATTGCCGGTGCTCGTCTGGGTGCTCGTGCTGGCGCTAGCGCTGGTCCGTGGGGTGCTTTAGCTGGTGGTGCACTTGGTTCTGCTATTGGTGCTGCGGGTGGCTCTGCTCTAGGCGCACAGTACGATTATTTGTATCAGGCAATTAAGCTACAAGAAAATGTCGAAGGCAGTGTTATGGCTAATAAAGCTATGACTGCTGCTGAAGCCAGTGTTGTAGGTGATATTATTGGCTTTGGCGTGTTTAAAAGTGGCGCAGGTTTTGTAAATACTTTTAAACGGGTAAAAGACTTTGTTGTGGACGGCAACTCTGCAGGTGCTTATAAAGCACTTAAAGAATATGAGTTTATTTCAGACGACCAAGCAGCTAATATGGTATCTGCTTTACAACGTCTTCAGGGTGAAGGTGCACCTGTAGTTCGCAATGCCAAAGAAGAAGCTATTCGAGCTGGTGCACTAACACAGCCGGGTTCAGAAGGGCTTGTACAAGCAGCAGCAAGCTTTAATCCAAAAGTAGGTGCAGCAGTTGCAAGAGCTATTGACCAGCGAGCTAAAGACTTACTTGAAACTACTGGTAATGCTGCTGGTGACAACTTAGGTAGAATTCTGCGTGACGACCTGGGCAATTATGTGTCTGATGTAAAAGCTCAGTACCATGCAGTTAAGTCTCAAGCTGCTCAAGCACCTAAAAGCGCGAATTTTAGATTTAACTTTGAAGCTTTAGCTATTGACCCTGTTTTAACGCAGTTGCAAAAGAATATTATGGACCCTACAGTGTTAGAGAAGTTTATGCTGCAGGCGTCTAAAGTACGTGATATGGCTGATGGCCGCACTTTCAGCGATTTATTAGACTTGCGTCAATTAGTTAATGAGTTTCGCTTTAACAAGAATATTACTAAAGCTCGTGACGCTGAAGGTCTCAACAAAGCTATGACTCAGATTGATGCTCAGATTACAGAAGGTGCTAAGCATGTATTTGACAAGCCAGAACAATGGCTGAAAGATTTTGCTCAAGCTCGAATTGACTATGCCAAAATGAAAGGCGTAGAAGAGAACGTAATGTACCGAGCATTAAATAAGCCCGGCATGAACGCAGAGCAAGTAACAGATAGTCTTTCTAGGTACATATCTGCACTAGACGGCACATTTACAGATTTAGTAGGCAAACTACCTGCCAAGATGAAAGCCCGAGTAGAAAACGCTGCTGTAGACACTTTAGCTAATAAATACACAGCAGGAGCTGTAGAAGGTGTGCGGGCAACTAATTTTCCTCAGTTAGCTAAGGAATTGTCTGCTGTACAACTTACAACACCTCAAGCCAGACAAATGAAAGCAGCAGTAAATGAGCTCGCTGAAGTGTTTAAAAATGATGTGCCGTTGTCCAGAATAACAAGTAATATCCAGGTGCCTAAGTTTCAAAGCTACCTGACAACTGATGCCGTTGCACGTGTGAAATATGAAATTGCTTCCGGCGTGTTTAACTATGTAAAAACATTAATACCAGGCCAAAACCAGCGTATGTTAGCTTTAGTTCGTAAAAGCTCTCAGCTGCTAGAAAATCCTTTGAACGCAAAAACAATGCGCGAGATTATGGATATGACTGCTGGCAAAGTAGATATCAGCCAGCAAGTGCTGAAACTTCAGCAAGAAGCTGCACGAGCTGCTGCTGCAGGGAAAGACGTTGGAGCAGCTCGAGTTAAATTGTATGGTAATGGCTCGGTTCTGAGTGTCAAGGCTACTACTGATGCCGCAGATGCAAAGACGATTCCCGTGCACCGTATTGCTACAGCCCAAGACGTTAGTCGCGTTGCTGCACAAAACGGTATTAATGTAGCTGAGACTAAAGTGCTTGACGATGTGCTTGCACAGCAAGGTTATAAAGCCGTGCAGCAGGGTACTGACCGCGTTAGGTTACTTAAGGACCGGTAATGGACAGAGACACTGAGCGAGAGATTGAACGACTAAATCGAAGGCTTGACGAAGTAGACGAAACACAAAAGGAGCAAGGCAAAGCTATTACAGACCTAGCTAAAGCCATATTAAGATTCTGGCATTTAGGTGTAGGTATCAGCCTGGGCTTTGTAATCAAAGAGCTGGGTGTAGAGAAGTTATTGGGGCACTTTATATGACCAATATTAAGTATTATACGTTAGTAAGCCTTGTTGCTGGTTTGTACGCAATTGAACTTGTAAAGACAATAGGAGGCCATAATGGCTGAGAATAATGTAGTCCGCAAAAGCTTAGCCACTATGCAAGACTTCGCCAAAGGGATTGGCGAAGTGCAGCAAGTTCGTGGCGGCGCAGTTTTTAATTTGAACAAAGTAAGCTTAGCTACGGCAGTAGCTAATGAGCAGGCTTTGTCTTTTCTGGACCCTACTTCTACTCATCGTGCTTCTATTGTATCAGAAGAGTTGGTGCGGGAATTTATTGAAGTAGGTGGTCAGTGGGAACCGGTAGATTTTGGTAATTCCGAAAGGTCTTACTATAATCGTCTTAAATCATTTACTGCAGGGAATACAGTCAATGGGCCGCGCGATGCTTTGTACAATGCTGCTGATAATAGTTATTATGTGTGGACAGGCGGCGGATTTCCTAAGATTGTGGCCCCTAACTCGTTACCTTCTGCAGGCTGGTTAAATGTCGGCGGAGCTTCAATGCTGGACTTCTTAAAGCTGGGTACTTCAGCTAAAGAACTGGCATTTGGAGCAAGCAACATTTATGACACTCTTGCAACTCATGGCATTACTACTTCGTCTTTAGGTATCGGTTCAACAGATATTAATGATGTCACTGTTAGCGATGATGCAGCTAAACTTCAAGTTGCACTTAACACTTATCGTCAGATTGTTGTAGACACTGTTATTCGCATGGAGACCCACGTTTCATCTGCCATGCAGTATCAAGTGTTATCAATGGCAGGCATTGGTGTTATGAGACCGGTAACCTTAGCTGCCGGTAATAAAGCGATGGTACGATTTTCGCATAAGTACTGCCGTGTATTCAGAGGCAAGTTTGATAACCCTAATTTGTACAAGCCAACTACTGGAGACCGCCAAGGCGCAGTTTCTTTATTAGCTGACCATTGTTCAATTGAGTTTTCATACTTTAAAAACCAGCTTAACGCGGTTGTTGCACCTACAACAGCTTCTGCTACTGGCTCTCGTGTTATTAGCTGCCTGTTCGAAGATTGCTTAGGTGTTGCTGCAGAAGACCGAGGTGACGCAGTTACTTTATGGGGTAGCGGCAGTGTTATTGCATTCAACTACGCCACCTGTAAAGAAGGCGAAGATGCACGTCTTGCATTCCACTTTGAAGCACCTATTGGTGGTGCACCTAATCCTCGTCCTGAGCTGGATGCTAAGCATAACGTAATGATTGGTAATCATGCTTATGGTGCATTCCGCCGTCACTTCACGTTTGAAGGTATCACAAACGGAAGTTGCGTAGACAACTGCAGTATGGGCGGTGCAACTTGGTGGGGTGAAGCGTACATCCAGTGCGTTAACGTGTACGTTCGCAATAATATTCGTTATACACGTACTTCTGACCAGAACCAGGGTGCCAGCTGGAACCCTCGTCGTTCTGCTTGTGCAATTATGAACTACAATGAAAACCTTATCATTGAGTCAAATTTGTACTTGAATACTAACTCTGCTGGTTACGGTTTTGCATCAGGTACTACTACGGGTGCGCATCAGGTAGAGTTCCGTGGTACTATTAATAACAAAGGTTTAGAAACTAATATACCTTTCTTTTTGGTTACACCGCTGGATGTCAAGCTGTCTGGTAAAGTGCGAGGCTTTTCATTAGGTATTAACTATGCTGCAGGTAATGTGCCAGGTCAAACTGAAACTACGCCTTCTTTGTTAGATGTTGACGGCTTAGACTTCAAAGGTGCCGGCTCCATTACTAACTCATCCGGTACTGGCTACAGATTCCGAATGACTAATAGCATTTGGGACACCACTAGCGAAAGTATTGTAGCTTTATCTAATGTTAGTGATATGATTGTAGAGTCTAATAAATTTAACTGTACATCGTATCCTTACAACGGCTTTAATAACACGCGTGTGTCTTTTAAGAATAACACAAACATGGGTACAAATGCATTAGCAGTACGAGTACAAGCTAATACTACATTCATTAACACTAACTCTGACTGGTCATTTGAAAACAATACAGGTATTGCTTGCGACATGGTTTATGCAGAAGCAGCTCTTACATCTGCAACGTCATTCTTAAATGTTAAGCATAAACAACCTGGCAAAGTTGTAGTAGTAACCGGCAGCCCTCGTCGTCTGTATGCAGCTCTAGGCTCAGCTAATACTCAAGTATGGAAGAGCTTAACTGGCGCAGCAGATTTAACTCCAGCATAAGGTGTAATTATGAAAAGTATTGAAAAAGACGGCCTGCCTGCTCTTGGTATGTTAGTTAACATCGCAATTGATTCTGCAGATAAAGAAGGCACTTACAGAGCTGTAAGAACGGAGAACACTGATTACAGCCCTGAATGGTTTTGGCAGTTAGGTGGTAGTCGCTGTACAGACCATGACGTGTTTAATTTCTGGGAAGAAGTATAAAGCAAGGCCCTCGTAATGAGGGCCTTTATTATTTACGTTTTAAACTGTTTGTAAAGTTTTTAACTTTCTCCCCTATTGATGAGCCAAATCTGTAGTTCATAACTTGTTGGCGCTCTTGAAGCAGCTGCTGTATGACTCCACCTATAAGTGCAGAGATAGCAGTTAGCTTACCGCCGTCTAAGTCCATCATTGTTACCCAGACTAAGACACCGACACAAGTACCGACAAGAGGAAGATTACCCAGCATAACGAAGTAAGTGAGTCTATCCGTTGCAGCGTCACCTGTAAAGTGTTCTCTTGCGTCTTGTACATCTTCAACCTCCAGTTTAACCAGCGACAAAACGTTGTCAGCCAGTTTTTGTTGCTCTTCCGAGCTTTTAGCCAGGCTTTTATCGTATGACTCCAGAGCTTCTTTAGGGTCTAAAATGCCTGTCACTTCTTGGGCAGTATTAAGCACAGTGCTCGCTATCTCTACTGCTTTGTCAGAACTAAAAGCTTTACCTATTAAACCCGGTATATACTTAGTAGCAATACCTATAGCTAAGGAAACGATTGAGCCCATGTTATTCAAAATCCGCCATGTTGTTCGCTACTCGATTTACCCAACCTTTACCGTACGTGTTAAACGTAGATAAACCTGTATAATACTTAATGCGATAACTCCAGACTTTAACTAATAAATCTTTAGGCTTTACTGCTGCAATTGCTTGTGTTGTCTTTGGTCCTACTAGCCCATCAACGTCTTTGCCAGTAAATCCAAGCGCTTGCTGAAGGACTTTTACTGCATTTCTCCAGCCCATGTTTACATTCATATCGAATAATTCAAACTGCAGTTCTTCTGGGTATGTGCCAATCTTTTGCTTATCCCAGTAGTCAGCCTTATAAATATCGCGGGCATCGCCGTAAGTAAGACTTTTGATGTCAACATTAGGATAACTCATTGCACTAATACCGTACTTAGTGCCGTTAAGCTTTCCTGTTCCAATTAATCCAGACGTCCAGTTGCCTCGGTCTTTAGGGTCATCTGTATAACCACCTTCGTGGCTAAACACTTTTGCAAAAGCTTCATTAAACATTTTTATTCCTCATAAATAAATAGTAGTATCTGTTGTGTCTTCTTCACCGGCGTAACCGCCTTCAATCTCTCCTTGTAGTTTATGTATTACTGTTTGAAGGTCCCAGGACACAAAGCCTATGCCTCCGCGTTTATTAACTTCATTAATAAACTCTAGTTGCAAAGCAGAAGGCCGCCCGGAACCTTGTTTTACTTCTATAGCTATATATCTTCCTTTAGGTGATACGGCTATAATGTCAGATGTACCGTCTACACTGCTTACAATACACTTAAAGCAGTAGAAGTGGTTATCTTTAAGCCAGTCTTTTATTTGTGTCTGAACTTTAGTTTCTTTCTTTCCCATCTTAGCTCCCACAACTATACGTCTATGCGACTCCTAAGACCTTTAAACACAGGTCCACGCGGTACACCGGTTGCCGGAAACAAGTGCATATATTTATAAGTTACAAGTTCACCTAACAGTTGCTCCCGTCGCTTCCATAAATCAATTCGCTGGGCCACTGTAAAACCTGTACCAATATTAAACTGAACTCCGTTAGGCATTCTGCATATCAATGCACCTAGCATATTACCGGGACGCATATTAGCTAACATATTGCTATTGCCTGCGTCTTCATTATGCATCAGTTCTACAAAGCCTACAATAACTGCTTCAGCATCTTTCTGTGGTTTAAGCTTAAGAGCCAATCCTTGCAGTACAGTGCTTCTACCTTCTTTGTATCGTCCGTCGGCTCGACAAACTATTGCACCTTCAAATGACTGCTCCAGATAGTTATTGTAATGCTCGTATACCTGGTCTACTGTTGTGCAATAGTGTTGTTCTACAGGTTTTACGCTATAGCCTAGCAAAGCCAGCTGCCGAGCTCTTTCATTAGCTAATTCTTTCCTGGCTTGAGCTTTTAAGTGCGGCTGAGTCCAGTCATCAAACACATTAAAAACAAAGTCAGGCTTACCGCTCATGCTAGTAAATGCTGACTGGTTTGCATTAAAATTATGAGGGTCATTTTTCAGCGTAATTTCGCCGTGCAAACCGTTAAGTGCAGAATAACTCAAAGCAGTCTGAGTGTGCACATTAGGTAAGTCTAAAAAGCTACGCGCAACTATTAGCTCATCTTTAAACACAGTAACGCCTATGCCATCTAACTTGCCTGATACTATACAAGGCAGCGGGATTTCACTCGGCGTAGGTATTTTGCTGGCAGCGCTCATGAAAGCCTTCATAATTGTTCTCTATTAGTTGTTATACTTAAGTCTGCGTTGACTTTAAAATAAACTATTGGGAATTCACCGTTAAAGTAGTAATAACCTTCATGAGGTTCGCCATCTATAGTTAGTTTTCTTACAGTCAGCCCTTGTTGTAGCTTGGCAAATATAAAAGCTAAACTGGTATCTAAGTTGTTCATAAGTAATCCTTATTGAACAGTGAATCTATATAGTTTCGCTTGTTGAGTGACACAGTTTTATAAACCTGCGAGCTTATTCCTTTCACCATAAGCAAAAAGTGAACTTTTATCGGTGTTTTGCGCTTTATATTAGCTTGACGAGCGCGGCGCTGATTATGACGAGCGGTAGAATAATCTTGAGAGTATATGACAAGATTATTATACTTATGTAAATCAACTCCTTCAGCGTATGAAGTAGCCTGCAGTATAAGAGCTTTTTTAAAACGTGTCTCCAGCTTGACAAGTTCTGCTTTGAAGTTATACATAATGACGAGGTCTTCATTGTCACCCCACTTATTAAGTATATAGTCTATTTTTTCACTATTAGACAACAAATGATAACTGTTATCAATCTTAATTGTGCCACCTTCAAGCTGATGAAGACTTGTGCGCAGTTTAGATACAGAGTCACAAACAAGTTTACCTACGCTAAGCTGGATGATTTTTTGGTCTAATAATATATTGTAAACCTTTTTGAGATTATCGCTGGGTTCAATGTAGTGTAATACATCTTCAGGTTCTTGTTCAAAACCGAGCTCCTCTCTTGTCTTAGTTATAAACAGTTTAGACACGTCGGCTTGTACTTTATCTACATGAGTTTTGTCATACTGCGGTCTGTTTATTCCTTGTATCTCAATATTATAAGGCTTGCCGTACTTCTCAAACCAGTGATAAAAGTTTTTAAACTTAGCCCAAGGGCTCCACGCGCACAAAGAAAACTGATGGTAAAGCTGCGAATAAGACTGCGCATGCGGCGTAGCGCTAGAATAAGCTATAGGTTTACCCGCACAATACTTTTGTAAAGCTTTGTGTATAGTACCGACTTTTGGAAATGAGCTAATATAGTTATGAGACTCATCTAGAATCACCAGGTCGAAATTTGTAACAGGTATTTTGTGCACTTGAGTGTAAGTAGTAAGTCTAAAATAAGTATCGTGCTCCCAGTTAGCCAGCGCTTCTGCTATGCCTGCTTCAGCTTTTTTCTTAGTTACAACTAGCACTCTTTTTGCGGCAGACAGCTCAGCCATTAATAAAAAGCTTAAAGTCTTCCCTGTTCGCTCTTCCATAGCAAAATACACTAGCCCATTTTCTCTTATTATTTCAAGAGCTTGCTCTGCTATTTTTACTTGATAGTCGTATGGTATCATTTCATATACTCCGGCGGACCTCTGAAAGCAAGTTCTCTGAATCCGCCTTCGGTCTTTTTGATATAACCTTTCTTCTTTTCTATTTTACTGTTAGCTACACCATAGTTTTGCACAGGGTAGTAATCATTATGCACTTTTATTTTTATAACCAATAATTCTGCCAGTGTCATGGGCGTCACTCACATTAATATTAAAGTTAGTATAAAAGCGCTGTGCACACACTACAGACATCTTGGTGCCTTTCAGCCAGTTATACACTGTTGGAGATGTAACAGACAGCAGCTTAGCTAATTTATATCTGGTGATACGATGCTCTTCTAGCACCGCCTCCACAGCTTGTTGTGTAGTTAGAACCCGCATAATATTCCTTAGAGTTTGATTGCTGCAATGTCTGCTTTACGAGGTGCAGGCGCATCGCCTTTAACCCAAGGGCAAGTGTCGTAATGCGCGCACCATTGAGGACCACAAAACATGTGCTTAGGGTTGCCGCGCAGAATTAATTCAATTGGCGCAACATCAGCAGCAATAAGAGTCATAGTATCCAGAATCCCGTTAACTAAACCTTTAGCTTTAGTTACATCTGGTTCAATGGTAATAATCTGGCCAGTAGGCTGCTTAGTTAATACAACGTTCTGCAATCTGTTGTGAGTAACTTTATGCCCATTTGCTTCAGCTAAGAATTTATAAATGCCTTGCTGAGTATCATAGCCTCCCGGTGTTACTTTACGCTTAGAAGTTTTAATATCATCAATTGTGCCATGACCGATATAGTCAATTGTGCCACCCAGCTCAGTGATAATAGGATTATCAATATCGATTTTAACAAATGTTTCGACCGCTTCCGGCACCGGGACAAATGGACTAATGTCTTCAACCCATGCTGCAATGCCTGACCGAACTTCTTTTTCGCACGTTCCTGGAGTTTCGTCATTGCCAAATTGAACACCTTCTTTAGTCTCTTCTGCCCAGCTTTCCATTGCCGCATCATACATCATTGTAAGGTTATGGTCACCCATTTGTTTTTTAGCCGCAATATTCTCTTGCCATGAAGCTTCTACGCCGGCATGAATAGCAGTACCGATAGCAGCACGGCTATTAGTTCTGCTAGGAATACCTTCTAAAAACGTTTTGCCCCATTGATATGCACAGCCATAAAAGCTGTCTATAGCAGATGGACGGATACGTAAAGAGTCGTTGTTAATTTTGATAGTCATATTAGCTTACCTTGTTAAATTGTTTCACAGTGAAACTGCCTTTAGGTCCTAACTCCTCACGAGCATCTGCTCCAGCTCTATAAAAACCTTCAGCAGCATTTTCTGCGTAAACTAAACCTGAATTAGAGTGACAATAAGGATTGTCTTCGTGATTGTCAAGTTCTGCAAACCAGAAGTAAGTATGCATAAGTTGTTCCTCTTGATTAACTTAAAGACATTATAATATATTTATTAAAATTAGTATACAGCCTGCAAGTATTATTTTCCGCTGACAAAATTATAATAAAAATCCGGCCCATACGAATATGAGCCGGACTGATTTAAATTGAATCTAGGCCTATGTTTTAATATGCAGAATCTAGTCTTTTGTCCATTCTTTAGGATTGTAATCCAGGTCTAACATGAACGCCATGTTTGTCATAGCATGAGCTAAATGATGCAGCCCTGTTTCTGCATCACAAACTTCTCCGCTACGCCATGCTTCAATATGACGATACATTGCTGACAAATAGCGCTCTTTGTCTTCGCAAAGTTTCCAGTTGTTAGGTTTATATTTACGCGCGCCAACTGTCAGTACTTCAGCCATGGCTTTAATGGCGGATGGAGGCACTAAGTCGTAACGAGTTTTATCACCGTCAAACTTCATAAACTCTTTTACTACTTCGATAGTTGTATCAGAGCCTAAAGTTTGCATTAACCGTGCAGCGCAGTCTGGGCAAGGCGGATGCGAGACATACACTTTAAAAGGTCCTAGAGCAATACCAACTTTATTAAGCGCGTCAATCTCTGCATGTGTCTCTGTAATAACTCCGGTAAAATCAGAGCTATAGTTATGACCTAGCCACATACCTCCATGCTTCGTGCCTATAATAAGACAACCTACTTTGCGCTTTTCAATGTTGGACTTAGCCGCTTCACCAAACACATAGCTGATAATTTCTTTGTTAGTCATGATTGTCTCCTTATAGTTTAAGACATTATGACGCGTTATCACGTGCTTGTACACGGTCTAATAAAGCTTGTAAACGAGGCTCAGGTGCAATAAAATCTGCTCCTTTGTCGCCATCATTAGCTTTTTTGTCTGCAGTAGTCTTTTTTACTGACTTACTGTCATTACTGTCACACACAATATTTAATGCTTCAATTGCATCATCACCATTTAAACCCATATAATACATTTGGCAAAAAGCTAGTGCAATTATTTCTGACAACAATTGATATTCTTCAGTTTTAGCGTAGCACAATAAAGTGCTAGCCACTCCGTAACCAGGCGGTATGCTGTAATTATCAGCATACTGCTGTACTGATATAATACCTTCATGCATAACAATTTGCATAGCATTATCTGACAGGTTTAGTTTCCATAAAGCGCCATATGCCACATAAATAATATCGCACAGACCGTCAAGTGCATCTACTGCAGTACAGGAATCTGACCATTCTTGAAACTCTTCTTTCAATAAAGAAAGAGTAAGGTTGTGGTCATAGACACGGTCGTAACGCTGGCTGTTCCAATTTGCTACACGGTTATAAACTTGGCTGCTCATATTAGTCTCACTCGTAAAGTTCAAATTTTAATTGACCTAAATGCTCGTACTCTTTTATTGCAATCCAGTCAGGCGTAAAATCCATAAAGTTTGTGCAAGGATTAACATCCAAACTATACTTAGCTGGCTCAATAAAATTATTTTCTACTCTTTGCAGGTATTCTTTTGCACCTTCTACATGTCCTTCGTAGATATGAGTGTCGCCGAGTGTCATAGTAATTTCACCTGGTCGCATATTAAACTCATTAGCTAATGTAATTAGCCACGCAGCTGCAAACACAATATCAGACGGCAAGCCAACCATTAAATCTACACTACGCTGGTGCCATAGCATATGTAATGTAGGTTTTGAGCCAGAGTCTTGCACATAAAACTGATAAGCATAATGGCAGCAAGGCAGGCTCAGCTCGTCTAAATGCTCGTGGTTCCAACCGTTGATTAGCATTCTGCGGTCAGACCATTTGTCAGGATTAGCTAAGCAGTCTTTAATGTGTTGTATTTGAGGCATCCACTCATTCCCGTAGTCAATGTTAATGCTGCCGTCTTCATTTGCCCATTTCTTCCAGTAGTTGCAGCCCCATGCTTCAAAGTCTTTAATGTTCTTTGGGCAGCGGAGCATTGCTGCTAATTCGCCAAACACGCCTTTATAGTGCATTTTGCGGCTAGTAAGCAAAGGGAAAAAACCTTCATCCAACTGCTTAATTTTTAATACTTTACCGAATAAAGAACGTGTTACTTGATTTCTTGTTTTTCGTACTTGACCTAAAGTTAATACTTCTCGAATAATGTACGAATAATCATGTTCAAATGACATCATAGCGCGCTCACCTCTTCAAACATAGCCATGCCTTCCAGCTCATAATCAAAAACATTAGGAATGTCATCATTCTCAATGTCTCCCCAGTTCCAGCCTACCGCTACATTTACAGGCATCGGCAAGTCTTTAATTTTTAACAGCTTAGAACATTCAAACCACGCTCGTTGCAGCTCTTTTGCCATTAGCTCAGCTACGGCTTTATAGTGCGTTGGCTCGTTAACACCTTGCACAATAAATGCATCATGTATGTTATTGCAAACACGATAATTAGTGCCATGCAGTTTATTGTATTCATTAAGCTTAGGAATAAGATAATGCATAGCTAACTTATTAACGTCAGCTGACCCGCCCTGGTTTTCAATATTTAGCTGGTCTGTCATCATCTTAGCAGCGTACTTGCGGCCAAGTGGCGTAGAGCCTAATCTGCCTTTTTTCCACGCAGCAATACCTTTTTCTTGCCACGCATAAATCTCTCTCCACAGGTTACGCCATTTTGCACGAGCACGGTTTGCGTCTATTTCTTTGAGCAAGATTCCCGTAGTTTTAACTAAGATGCCAATGAATACAGTGATGCCGCCGCCGTATAGAAAGTTGAAGTTACAAGTTTTACTGATTTGTCTGTTTCGTTTATAAATCAGTTTGGCTTGCTTAGTTACGCCTTCTACGACACGGTCATAATCTTCTTTCTCTAAGTCTTGTCCTCTACGTGCTTTTGCTACAGCTAAAGCTTCTTCTAACATTGGCGCTAATATGCTATCTAGGGTACCGAAAATCATGTCAGCAGTGTACGTGTGCAAATCCACGTTTTCGCGGAACAAGCTTTCCATGGTTTTACATGCAACTAATGCACAAATGTGGCGAAGTTCAATCTGAGCATAATCAGAATAAAGCAGAACTTCTTCGCCATCTTTTTCTACACCAAAAATTTCTTTCAAGGCACGAGGTATTTGCTGCATGTTATCGTCGTTAGACGTTAAACGGCCGGACCTGGCTGATGGCTTGAACTTCCCATAAATTCTGCCGAGCTCATCCATGTTATCTTCGTAGTTACGCAAAAAGCTCAGCTGTTTTTTAGCTTTGCGCACAGAGCGAATAGCCGCAGCTGCTTTATTGAGCGGTATACTTTTATTTTGCCACCACTTTTCTTCTGTTTTAGTTTCGTCTAATGCAATAAAAGCAAGCTCTAAGTCACCTGTAGAAGCAACGCCTAGCCACTCTTTGCATTGCTTAGGGCTGTTTGCATTGACTAAACAGTCTTCGTTTATTGTTTTAGCTTCGTTTTCTTCCCACTTTGCAAACAATCTGGCTTTATCAACTGGCATGCCATTCCATTGAAAATCCAGGCAATACCGAAGTGTAAGCATGTCCAGCTTATAGTTGAAATTGCCCCTTTCTTCTTTCACCTCTTCCCATACGTCTGGCATATAAAAGACGTCTGTTGCCGCATAGATGTACTGTTCTTTTGACAACACGGCTTTTGACCAGTCAGACTTTTGAAGTTCTGATTTGCTTAACCCTTGCTTAGCATAAGGGTCAAAGCCTAAAACGTATTCCATTACCTCGTCTAGGCTAAATTTTTCACGGTTTGGATAAGCAAGCCTTGCCAGTAAAAAAGTACAGTCCATGTTAGCTAATACTTTGCGCGTGCCTGACTGTTGTTGTAATGTGGTATTTTCATAGTGCGCATTATGGATAACACAATGCACTGTGTCCAGTAAATTAAAAAGTAGATACTTGTCTGGATATTCTACTATTTTTACGTATTCCCAACCACGTTGGTATACTTGAAATAAGCGGATTGTGTTGTAAAAGCCTGCTGTTTCTAAGTCAATGAATACAGGCTCAGTTTTGTCTATATCGAGGTCGTTGAGGTCAACTACTTTGAAAGGTGTGTACATTTTTGTCTCCAATGACAAGGACGGCCGTTATGGCCGCCCTGGTTGTTATATTACAGAGATTTGCTGATATCTGCAATTCGTGCTACAGCGTCTGCTTTAAGCTGAAGCATTTCACGGACTTGAGCACGTGCTGCTTCTTTGCGGCTGCGTTCAATTTCTGCTCGCACACCTTCAACTGCTTCATTGATTGCATTGTAATTGGTTAAGTCCAATTTTTGAACAATGAATTTGAAAGTGTAACGCTCATCAATGTCCCATTGCACATCTGTTTTAGTTACTTCTACCACTTGCAAGTTAGCATTAGGAGTATTGACTACAACTTTATCGCCGACTTCCAGGACTGTGTCACCGTGAACTAAATATGTGTATGTGCCGCCGTTAGTCTGGAATTTAACTTCTACTGCAGTTACATTGTCCAGCAGAGCGATAGCGATATTAGTTTTGTTCATAGCCATGATGTGTTACCTTAATGTGAGTTAATATTGGGTTTATACTTCTTACAGTGTCTGCACTCTAAGAAGTACCCTCCGAAGAGGGCACCAGGTATTACAGTCGTACTGTTGCTTTGGAGACTTCTTCGCCGGATTCACCTTCCCAGCCTTCGGACTCGTCTTCACCGGTCCAGCCTTCAGCATCTTCGTCTGCATCCCATTGCTCTTCGCCAGAGTACGCAACAAATTTAGTCAGCTGAATGCTGTTGAGATAAAGAGTAACGCCTGCGTCGCTAACAGCTTTTGATTTAGGGTCTACGATTTCGTAAACACCTGCTGCGCCTGCAACTCGACCTTCTGAACCATTACCTACTTTGCGACTGCCGAGGTCAACTTTGTTGCCTTTAGCATTGAAGACTTGGATTTTCTTCTCATCGCCAGAAGGGTACGTGGTATCTGTGCCAAAAGTAAACACAGTATTGCCAGTAAGCTCAGAAATAACTTTACCATCATCGCCATATTGCTTATCCCCATCTGCATCCAGCACAGGGCGACGCTCTGGACGATAACCGGTAGATTTTGGTGGGCGCTTAGCAGGCCATTTAGCGGGCTTATTTTCTTCCCAGATATTATCAATAAAGCTGATAAGATTTTTTGCTTCATCACTGTCTGTAGGCAGCACCAGGTCGGTTGTATATTTCAACTTACCTGACATATTTAGCTTACCTTCGCCAGAGATAATGCACCAGTTGATAATGCCTTTTGGAGTACGGAATGAAGTTGGTTTTGCCATTGTAATGCATCCTATATTGTAAGTTAATTTTGTGTTTGTGTCATGCTTGACGACAAAATCATTATCTCAAATTTATCAGGCGTTGTACATAATTATTTTAAATTAATTTCAACGCCGCCGTTACTTAATTAGTATATACCATTTTTGACGCTCGAGAAATTCCTACGTACATTAATTTGAGGTACGTAGCTATCCCTGATTTTGAAGCCTTGTATATGTCCTCTGTGTCCAGATAAACAAGCTCATACGTTGAGCCCTGGCTCTTATGGACGGTCATTGCATGCGTAAAGTCCAGGCATATAACACAGTCATTAAAGCTAAGTAAATCACGCCAGGCTTTTGCCCGCTCCCTGGCTAATTTATTAGTTGGATTATTCTTTGCCCAAACAGCTGCTTTAAAGCCGCGGTTTTTCTGCTCAATAATCTGGTTAGCTTTTGTTGCTGCATTCTTTAGCTCATCATCTTTCTTTTTGTATTGGTAGTGACCAAACACTACTGCCGCAATTACTGCTATGTCTTCGCCTTCTACAACCAGTTCTGCGAAACGGCAGATTTTTGAATCAATAAGGTATTCAAGTGTTTTGTACTTTGAATCGAGATGCAAAGTGCCGTTGAACGCTGTGTCGATATACTCTGGCTTATTAACCCAACCGGAAAATATATAAAACTGTTTTGTTGTAGGTGAAAACACTCTGCAACCTTGATGCGGCAAGTCACTTTGTTCAATTTCACGATTCAGCTCTTCAACCCGCAAGTTAGTATATGCAAGCACTACCTGGTCCAGATGGTCTGAAACATCCAGTCGTGCCGCTTCAACAATATTATTGCGCACTTCTTCTACTATGTCAATGCCCCGCACAAAGTTTTTATTTGCCAGCAAAGGTTTGACAGGTGCGCCATTAATCATATCTACTAGCTGCGACAGTGGAGTTAATAACTCATTGTCACCTGCTTGACGATATATTTTAGTTAACTCTATATCATAAGGGGACGGGTCTGGGTCGAATGCAATATCACCTACAGGGTCCAGCTGATTTTTATCCCCAATATATACTGCTTTGAGAGCTGGCTCGCCTTCGTAAGAAGGGTCTTGCTCTGCTCGTATATCGACGCCGTCTTTTTCCCCTACCATTGAATACTCATCTACAAACATTACACGCGGCCGTGTAGGCTTGCCTGTCTGCGTATTAATTTGTACATTTCTGCGGCTAGTAGCGTTTTGGTTAAGGCTTGGCCGCTTTTTAAGAAAACTGTGTAGTGTAACTACTTCAGCGCCTTCAGGCAATTTGCTACGTAAAATACCACAAGCTTTATGTGTGTAAGCACAGACTATGTAAGGTATCTCACTATCCATGCAATACTTTACCAGCTCATATAGCTTAGTAGTTTTACCGGAGCCCGCAGGCCCCCTGATAGTCATATCCCAGTAATCCGAGTCGGCCATGAAGCCGGTGAATTGTTCAATCATAGTGATAATTCCTTAGTTGCCATTTCTAAATCTACTTCATCAGCAGATTCCCAATTAAACTTATACACATATACTTTAGTGCCGTTAACAGTTGATGCAAAGTTTTCTACTCCACTTGCACGAAGTATTTTATTGAGGCTTCTCATATCGCCGTTCATGTCTGTCATTTCCATGTACAAGCCTTCAAGGTCTATAGTAGATATACGACCTCTTGAGAACGCCGAGGCAGCATCTGGTGAACTATACTCTTCTGCCAGGTCAACTAAGTATTGTCTCATGCTGTGCTTAATAGCATAAGCTATACGTTGCCCTGCAGACATGCTGTCAGCAATAAACTTGTGCTTCTCATCCGTCTCTGGTGGACTGTTGTATTCTGTGCTGGACATCATGTCAACCTCTTTAGCTAAATAATAGCAGAAGTCTTTTAGTTCTTCGTCGAACTTATCCAGCAGTTTTGCTATGCCTCCCAGCTCAATTACCCAGTCAGCATTTTGCAGCTTATTAGGTGTCTGGAATAACGCAACTCGGCGGTCACCATCTTCCATCATTAACGGGTTTTTGTTTGCCGTCATGATAAAAGTTGCATTATGATGGTACATAAAGCCGTCTGTTCTCATCTGTCTGATTTGAACTTTCTGCTTACCAGTGTATGCTTTAATTTTGCCCAGCGCTTCGTCTCTGTCTGTAATACGCGCTAACTGGTTACCGTACTCATCAAGCTGCACAATATATGCATCTACTAACCAGCCATTAAACATCTCTAAAAATTCTTTAGCTGTTGGCTTAGCTACCTGCCCGATTATTTGTTCCAACATGTTAACAAACATATCTTTACCTGAGCCGTGCACACCTAGGAAGTATAATACCACAGGGCTGTACTCAAATAAAGTTAATTTGCGTTTTACAAATTTAAGCAAGTACGTTCGCATAATATCATCTGGCACTAATGTTTCCAGATATTTAAGGATGTACTTAGGGTGCTTGTATTCTTGAGCCCACGACTCTGGATTGCTTAGTACAGCAAGTTCAGGAGTCTGTTTAAAAGTGTTCAAATATCTTGCTGTGTGGTCAGCGCCAGAGCTGAAGCCAAAAGGTTTACCTGGATTTGACTCCACGTTTATAATCGGCATTGACCGCAGCATGTCAATCTTTTTAGGTGGAGATATAGCACTCGCACCAACAAATGTAATCATTTCTGTTTCACGGCTAAAGACTTTTACGTCTTCATTTGCTTCATCAACAGCATAATACATATTACGTCTGTCGTCAAAGCATACATCAAGATACGTGTGACGCTTTGTTGCAAGCACAAGCTTATATGTTTCCCACTCTGCGTCATATTGCCAGATTGGTTTGCCGTCTATGCGAGACTTGGATTCTGTCATAGGGTCTAGCACAGTGCTGTCAAGCCTGTTTTTAGGCATAGGCGAGTTAAACAAGCCATTAATGTTGTGCATAGCCTGACTGTACATCTCAGTATCTACAGAAATATCCGCACCTAATATTGCCGACACCTTCATAAGATACTCTGAGCCGCGCCCTTCAGGTATATCCATTGGATGCAGATAACCATTAGCTATATATTGCGGATGGTCTCTGAAATCTTTAGGCGTTATAATCCTGAACAAACCCGGCATTATTTTACCGCCGCCAGAGTTGAAGTGACGTATTAACGGCGCCAGACAATGGGCGGTCATTACATTTCTTACTTCAGCCTGTGCAGGTCTGTTTGCCGAGTCTTTTGCTTTTTTAAGCTGGTCAATAACAAGCAACACTGACTCAGGAACTTCTTTAATCTCTGGCAGCTCATCCAGTGGTTCTTTTGTTTTATTAGCTAACGTAGGCAGATATACAAAACCGCGGTTAGAATAAAAATCAAGAGCCATCGACCCGTCGTTGATGCTAAACGTTTCATTAAGCGCATGTGAATATTTGTAGATAAAGGTGCCGCAGGTTTTTTCTTTTCCTTCATCGTCGAGTTTACCTTTTGATTTAAAGATAAAAGTATAGTCAGGGTCAAGTGCTTTAAACAAATTAAATGTAGCAGTATTATCGCAATCAATAGCAACAATATTGGATACTTCACCTGTTATTACGCCACCTAACTTTGAGGCTATGTTATTTACTTCTGTTTGGTATTTAGTTCTCCACTCTGCTTCGAATTCCGGAATGGTCTTGGAACCATCTTCAAGGCGCTTAAGTTGCCCACGCAACGGCACCGTGTGCCAGCCCAGGTCTATAAACGGTTTAATATTGTCCATCAGTTGCCTCGTGATGCGGAACTAAAAGATTTGTAGTTAAAGTCTGGGCTGAATCTACCAAGTATATAGTCAGGCCTGCGCTGGTCTGGTTGCGGACACGCAGCAATGATTCTCCAGCCTTGTGTCAAAGATTCCTGAAGAGCATCGGAGCAGCAATCTTCTAATAGTTGTACTTCATTGTAACTTGCCATCAGATTACCTGGCATATGCACATCACATTTATTATTATAGTTATTGACTGCTCTATCTGCAGTTAGCTGAACATTGTTTTTATCATAAACTTGCTCAAATACAGCAGCCGGATTTAAGTTTACTTTTACCGTTTGTTTATACGCATACCCTACTGTGTTTATATTAAGAGTTACTAATTGCTCATCTGTAACTATGACAACTGCTTCTTGTTCTGCAAAGTTATAACTGACATAATCTTCATCTTTACGGTCTGAAATATCTGGCATTTTTATGCTTATATTTAGTAGCTCCGCGCCTTTTTTCGCTTTCTCAAATCTCGATGCCACATCTTTTGCAGAGCAGTACCCAAAAAGGTCGCTTAATGTCACTTGGTGCAATGTCACTTCCATTATTAGTTACCTCATACCATTGGCCGCCGATGTAATATATCGTCAAACCAGTTTTCTTTTTAACTAACGCGCAAACGTCGTATGGATATATTGCCCAGTAACGTTTTTCTTTGCCGCGTTCCCATTGAATACTTTTACCTGCTTTTATCTCTATAGCACGCTTAGTTGCTTTGCTCAGTATTTTGTATCTTGGCTTCACGTTTCAACCGCTCAACTATATAGCTTTTAGATATACCGTATAGTCTTGACAAAGTACGCAAGCTATACAGATGTTTGCAAGCCATTAACTGTGACCACTTTTCATCTGACAAAGCGTCACGTCTTTGTTGACTTCTGCGGTTAGGATTAATGCGACTTATGTAGGACTGACTAACATCAAGTTCTGCAGCTACATCACATTGCTTCATGCCACTAGCTAATAGTTCCAGGGCCTGCTCACGTAGCTGGTCTGACTCTGGTCTGGTGCCGTATGTTCCACCTGTTTTAGGGCAGTACAGGTCACCCAGTATCTTTTTTAGTGTGTAGCGAGAAATGCCAAACTTATTCATCATTTCTTTGGTGGTGCAGTCATTAGCTATTGCGTATTCAATAATGGCAGCTTTTTTATCTTCTGTCATTGTAGGATTGCTTTGTGTAATACGTTCTGCCTGATAGCGAGTTAAACCGTAGACTGCTGCCAGTTCGCCGGTGGTGCTGTATTGATGCGAATTGTTACGTACTTCTGCTTGCAGGCTAGGCGTAATAATAGTAGGCAGCTCCAAGCCTTCAGCTTTTAAAGTTAGACGAAAACGCTTGTGAGTTATTCTAAGCCCTGACACAAGCTCGTCTTCTGTGTACGCACCCGACATCCAGAGTTGTGCTATTTGTTTCATTCTCATGTGTCCAGTAAGCTGAAAAGAAAGCCCGCATAGCGCGGGCAATCAAATTTATACAGCCAGGCCACGTGCCTGAGAATCTGCCAGCAGCTCTTCCAGAGTCTCGAAGCCGTAACCGTCTTTCTGAGCGACGATTTCGTCTTTCTGAGCTTCCAGAGCGGCCAGGTGTTCTGCCAGGTCTGACTGAGCCAGTTCGCCGGATGCCAGTTTGCCCAGCAGCTCTTCTTTGCCTTTTTTGTAGGCGCCGTTTTGCTTGGTCCAGTTGCTGGTACCTTCTTTGCTCATGCTATTGAAGCCTGAAGCGCTGGATTTTTTCGGGCTGAACTCGACTACGCGCGGGTCCATCCACAGACCGAAGTAGTAGTCTTTAACGCCGACAACTTCGCCTGCTTCGTTACGATGGAAAGTGGTTGCTTTACCACCGCCTGAGCCAGACTTAGCTGACGCCAGGGCAGTCACTTCATCAATAACATCGGCTACACGCACTTTTGAATTTTCGTTCAGAGCTGCAGTCAGCAGGTCAATAATTGGAGCAAAAGCTTTTTTAATTGCAGACATAATTTATATCCTTTGTTTGAGAGTTTACACATCGCGTTGTTGATACAGATAATATAATCCATATCAGATGAGATGTACACTATTTATTTAATAAATTTTAGTCGTTAACAAATTTAGTTGTTGTATATGCAATTGTGTCTTCTGATAAAACTGCGCTGACACTTGTCACAATCGCTGTATAATGCGGGTGGTTGTTATCTGCTAGCCATTTAATTAAAGGCTCTGCTGCGGCTTCAAAAGTATTAGCTTGTTGCTCTACTTCTGCGTAGACATCAAGTCTGTGTAAGCCGTTATTTACGTTTTTGATGATTACGCTGCCATCAAAAAGTTTGCACAATAGCTTGCCTTTACGCACTACTGTTGGCTCTGCACTGTTTATACCTACTAAAATGCTCATGTTAATGACTCCACTGTTGATAGATTATTTTGTTTGTCTTCTAATAGCCAATGGTCAAACTGTACTAGCATGCCGTTGACTGTTGCTGATGTTTCTGTGATGTTTTCAATCGTGTACAAATCTTCAATCAAGTCAAAACAACTTGGCCTGAACAATACTACACGGTATAATTTATGGTCTCGTGCATAATCACGAACCTGTTGCGCAGACGGATGCTTCATTGTCTAAATACCGGTGTGCATTCAAATGTTGCCTGGAGGTTGCGGGACTGCAGGAATCCGGCTGCCTCAAGACATTCCGATTGTGTCATTAAGTCTTCACTCACTATTTGCGGTGCTTGACCTAAGATAACCATAACTAATACATATAGCATATTTACTCCTGTTGCGCCATCCTTGGCAGGTTGTTATTTAGGTATGAAGAACAGTATGCCTCGAATCACGTTGCCAAACGTTAAGCCTGTAGTGAGTCCACCTCTGGGTGTGCCCATCCAGTCTCGTATCATATTGTTTGCATCATGTATTCCGCCTGTTCTCCCGTGCTGATTCAGTAAATCGTTTAGGCTTGTTCCTTTGGGTCTTCCAGCACCGGCTCAGCCTTAGGTGGCTTTTTGCCGCCCGGGTCTGGCTGTGGTTGCGGTTGAGGCTGCTCTGGCACTTCGCAAGTCTTTGGTCGGCGAAAGTCTTTTAGCTTTCTCAAATCGTCAG